TTAATACCGTGTGTATTTTCTTCACAGTTTAATTGAATAAATCCTGAGGTATCTCCTGATGTACCTTTAGCTTCTATACTAGGTGTAGTTCCAACAGATACTAGATTAATTTTAGCAGTGGTAACTGCATCATTAGCTATTGTTAATGCAGTTGCACCAGTAACATCCCCTGTATGAGTAGCATTAGTTACTTTAGCAGTATTAGCTGCAATTTCTGTATTAATAGAGTTAGCTAGTTTATCTGCTGTTACAGCATCATCATCAATTTGTGCTGTGCCAACCGTAGCTCTAGTTGCTAATGCACCAAGTCCTGTTGTTGTAGTATATGCTGTATCCCATTGACCAACTTTAGTATCAGTAATAACATTAGTACCCATGTCAATATCATTACCATTAGCATCTAAATCACCACCGAGCTGAGGTGTAGTATCTTCTACTACATTAGAAATTCCTGCTGAGGCTGAGGGAGTGAATCCAAGTGCTGTTGTTACATCTCCACTAGAAAGAGTAACTGCACCTGTTCTTGTGTTAAATGAAGTAACTGCTCCTGAAGCTGAAAAAGCTGCTGCATTCCATGCAGAGCCATCCCACAAAAATAAACTATTAGAACTACTATTCCAATATAATGCTCCTGTTAATAAAGCATCTCCATCATTATCTACTGTTGGTGCAGAACTTTTTGCTCCTAAGTATCTATCATCAAAAGAATCATAACTTGCTGCTGCATTAGTTTCTGAAGTTGCTGCATTAGTAGCAGATGTAGCTGCTTCACTAGCTTTTGTAGTAGCTGTTGTAGCTGAAGTAGAAGCACTACTTGCCGAGGTAGCAGCATTTGTAGCTGATGTACTAGCTTCTGAAGCTTTAGTTGTTGCGGTAGAAGCAGATGAAGTAGCTGACGTTGCAGAACTAGTTGCAGATGTTGCACTAGACGTTGCTGAGGTAGCACTTGTACTAGCACTTGTTGCGGATGAGCTTGCTTCCGTTGCCTTTGTTGTAGCTATAGCTGCCTGAGCTGTAGCAGTTGTTGCTGACCCTGAAGCAGAGGTTGCACTAGCAGAAGCAGCAGAGGCACTAGCTGCAGCCTCACTTGCTTTAGTACTAGCAATAGTTCCTTCTGCAGTTGCGTCTGTTGTAGCGTCTCCTGGTCCACCAGGTCCTCTATATATCCCCATTATTAGTCCTCGTCAGATTTAAAAAATTTCTTTTTAGGTTTGCTTTCTTTTTTAACTTCTTTTACTTCTTCATATCCAGGATGTTCTTGCATAGCTTTAACATCATGCTCAGCATGAAACTCAACTGTATTACCTGTAGTTAAACATTTAAAAACTGCCATTTTAGTCTCCTATAAAGTATATTTATACCTACTAAAAAGTAAGTATAAAAATACCCCCTCCTAAGAGGGGATATAGATTACAATTCCTTATGCAGGAACTGCTAATGCGAAAGCAGAACCATCACGTAGTTCTTTAACACCATAAAGTACATCTGCAGTGTAAAGAGTACCTAAGTGCTCTTGCTTGTATTGAGTTTGTGAACGAACAGCTTGTTGTTCAACTAAAACAGCAGCATCTTTATGTCCCATTAATGCTACACGAGCATTAGCAGAACCAGATGTTGTATCAGCATTAGATGAAACAAATACTGGCATACCATATAGGTTACCGATTTCACCATTTCTGATTGTGTTTTGGTTACCAACTTCGCCAACAAAAGCTTGTTCTGTATAACGATTTAAACCCATAAGTGTATTTCTAGCACTTGGTGGGATTAAGAAGAAACGACCGTCCATAGGAACATCATTGTCGTCTAGTCTTTGAATAGTTCTACGAATAGCAGCATCTGTAAGAGCAGCTTCGTTGTTAGAACCTGCAACATACTCTGTAGTTCCGTCTGAACCAATAAGAGCTTTGTTATAAGCATTAGTACCTGAACCACCATTAAAGCCACGACCTAGTTGAACAAGAGATGTATCTACTTGTTTACCTAGAGCATAACCTGCATCATCTGTGTAGAATTTACGTAGAGATGTAAGTGCCTGTACTTCTGTAATGTCCTCAATTAAACGAGAATATTCAAAGTGTTGATTAATATTAACTACAACTTCTGTTTCAGTTGCAGCAATTAGAGTTACCTCTGTTTCTGCAGCTTTAGCTGAAGCTGAACCTCTTGTAGGTGATGGAATATGAACTGTATCACCTTTTTTGCCTGTAAAAGACATTTTTTTAAACATATTTGCTGCTACTAAACTCTTTTTATATGCAGCGACAATCTCGTCACTCCAAATTTCAGGGATAAAGGTAGCGGCAGTTGTTGTTGTTACATGATTTGTACCAAGTGCCATGATAATTTCCTTTTTAAAATGTTACGTTAAATTACACGACCTTCTCTATAGGCTGCCATAATCTCTTCAGACATAGCATCATAACGGTCTGGGTCGTTTTGCATAAGTTTAATAATATCGCTTCTACGATACTTCTTTTTTGAAACAGGTTCATTATTACCTTTTCCACCAACATCAGCAGCTTTTAATTGTTGTTCTCTGTCCACTTTAGATGTTTCAGCAACTTTTTTACTAATGTTTTGCTTTTCTTTCCAAGTTGATAGTAACTCATGTGCAGAGTCATAATCATAATCAACTTCAGCTCGTGTAAAAAGTTCGGTTCTTACTTTAGAGGCTTTAATCCATTCTACAAAATCAGGGTTTTGAACTATCTCTGGTATATCTGGATGCTCAGAATTTAATCGTGTCAATGTCTCATTACGTTTCATTGCCACTTTAGCTTCTTTAGCTTCCTTAATAGCAGGGTGACTGTCAATTACCTTATTTACACTAGATTTAGGGTCAGCATAAAAGTCTTCTTCCGTTACTTCTGTTTCTTGCTTCGCTGAATCTTTTGATGTTTGAGTTTTTATGAAGTCGTCTACCACTTTTCTTAGGTCACCTACTTCAGAGCCTTGTTTACCAATTAGCTTTTCAGCCTGTTGGTGCATTTCTACAATCTCTTTAACAGATTTTCCTTTATACTTCTCTGGTAAATCATCCTCAGGTTTAGCCTCTTCCTTAGCCTCGACTTTTTCAGCTACAGGTTCTACTACATCTTCCAATGTAGCTTCTTTTGTAACTGTATCATCAATAGGTGTAGCTTCCTTCGTACTGTCTTCTATAACTTCATCAATTAATTCTGCCATATTATTTTCTCCTGTGCTAATAGCATTTTAGGAAAGAAATCACAAGCGGCTATTCTTGTTGCTTCTTTTCTTGTTGCAGCTTTTGTTTATGCTTTTTGTCCCATTTGGCTGCAGCACCTGGGAAGCTTCCTGTTATACCCTCAAGGTAGAAATTTGGAGAGCTGATAATTTTGTCAGCTTCTTTTCCACATTTAGGACATTCATATGTTTTTGTATATTCGGTTAGCTCTTCAAAGTAATGATTACAATGTGAGCATTGAAACTCAAATAGTTTCTTCATTTTGTAGCTCCTCATAGGATTGTTCTGACACTTGATGTAGTGTAAGTATCCACTGAAGTATATCTAACTGCCCTTTACGCTTATGTAAGTCTTCTAATGTTTCGGCAGTATTAATTTTATTGTAAGCGTCAAACATTTCTTGTGTGTCTTCTATAAGGTCTTTCCAACCTTTAGTAGCCATCATGTTAAAACGCTCTTCATAATAAGTTTGTAAATCTTTATTCATTACTATTGCACCTTTTTAAAAAATGTGTTATAATAGTCCGTCTATATTATAATTATACCACAAACCTACTTGTTTGTCAAGGTATCCATGTCTTTTTTCATTTGTAATTCTACTATTTCTTTGTTTTGGTCCATATCTGCTTCTTTAAGCATTAACTCAGCTACTTTAACTCTTCTATCAAACTCTGATGCAATCATATCATCTTCATTTGGTAAGTTAGTTGATATAGCTGTAAGTACTTTAGCTCTAGTTTCTTCTGGCACTGAGGAGGCTTCTGCCATATTACGTACAGCTTGAGATTTATTAACCTCAACTTTAGAGGCAACTTCTGCTACATCTGCTTGTGCTTTTTGCATTTGTAGTTGTGTTACCATTTGCTGTATCTGAGCCTCTTGTTGCTGTTGCTCTGGGTTTGGAGACATAGCTTCCATTAGTGTAGTTTTTAACTGCTCTTTATTAGGTAAAGTAGAATTTTCTAAAATACCTTGAAGCAATATTGGTGTTACTGGACTGTCTGGTCCTAGTGTTTTAAGTAGATTAATAAATTGTAACTGCTCTACTTCTCTAGCTAACATTCCTAAACTTGAACTTGGAATAAACTTCCAATCTTGTACTGGGAAATTTTCTGGGTCAAACTGCATAAATCTCCAAGCAGCCTTTTCTACAAAAGGAATTAAAAATTGGTCTTGAAAGTTTACTAATGTTCGTTTATTACGTTTTAGTATTCCAGAAAGAGTAACTGATAATTCTCCTCCTGTAGGTTGTTTTTGCATACTAGCAGTATCTAAAGTACCTGTTGCTTGTAATAACATATTTTCAAATGTTTGTGCTGTTTGAATATTACTAGGGTCTGTGTTACCAAACTTAAATGGCATTAGTATTTCAGCAGGGTTACCATTTGTTAATACTGATTTACCAGGTCTAATTTCTAGTCGGCTTCCACGAGGAAGTCTAGTAGCATCCATACCCATCATAGGCACTGTTGTTAATGCTAAAGAGTCTAAATGGCTTCTTAGTTGTGCATCAATAGCTTTTTGCATATTAAAGCCTTTTTCTGCTACACCTCTACCCCAAAATCTATTAGGAACAGTATCATCTTGGTAAGCTACAACAGGTCTATCTTGCATCATATATGGTGATTTTTCTGCTTTTAATAAAGCAGTGCCATTACCAATAACAATAATAGCTTCTACTAAATTACCATAATCTTCTAATATTTTTGGTGTTTCTACATCATCTGTAAATAACTCTTCAATAGGCTCTTCTTCACCTAATGACTCTAATAATACTTCAGGAACTAATCCATAATAACGTACTATCTTAACTTTATCTTGATTATACTCTTCATCAATCCAACTTGCTTCTATATCATTGTCAGGTGTGGATGGTGTACCTAAATCTGTAGCAAAATATACACCATTAGTCATATTTTCTGCAATTTTATGTGTAGATACAAATTCTTCAACAGCTACACCCATTGCATCTTTAATTGATGTTGCTGTAGGGTCAATTAAGAAGTTTTGAGGGTTTATTGGCATTAATTCAACGCTAACTTTATCTTTTTTTACTACTCCAATAGCTCTAGCATCTACATCAGGCATATTTTGTTGGGCAGGAACAAGCTCTTCTACCTTTTTAAGTGTTACTTCACCAATACCAGTGCCGTAAATAGACGCTAATAGTGTAATATCTCCTACAGCTTTACGTAAACCACTTTTTTTAAAGCATTCTTTCATATAAGCCTGGATAACTTCTATGTCTTGCTTATTTTGGTCTACTAAGTCGTCTTCTATATTAAATAAAGACCCTCCTGAACCAAATACAGCCTCTTCTATTTCAGCTGTGTGGTTTTCAATTGCTTGTTGTAGTGAAGGAGATATAATTCTACTTCTTTCAGAGTCTCTTAATCTGTCCTCTGCATGCCATTCTCCTCTCCAGAGACGTTCATATTCCTTCCATTGTTCTAAGTAATTAGAGTCTCTGTGGTCTTTCCAGTCCTCTACGTACCCCATAATCCAACTTACTAATTTATTTTGTGTCATTAGTGTTCCTTTTGTTAATATCCAGAGACTACATCTAGTACTTCATACTCTTCATCTTCATAATCTTGTACATAATCTACTACTTGTACTTGGTCTATGTATGATAAAGCATCTACCAAATCATCATGTAACTGTGAATTAGGAAAATTTAATAATTGGTCTATAAACTCATTATTCCATTGTCCATGATTTAAAGTTACTTTTCCATGTTCAAACCTACCTTGTAATGACCATACAATTCTATCAGTTTTCTTTTGATTTCCATGAGTACAATCATCAATTCTAAAGTAATGGTTATGCTTACGCATTAAATCCATTAAATATGGTAATGCTGCATTTTTTAATGCACCTTTTTCTATACCTACTGCAGTGGGTTCATACTGCATAACAGCAGTCATAATCTGATGGCATGTTTCTTTAATATCCCATCTACCATGTTTTATTTCAGCTACCCACCATCCTTCTTCCGAAACTTTGACAATTGCAATTGCTGTTTCGTCAAGTTTTTTACTTTTGTTAGCTGACTCTTTATCAACATTAATAAACCCTGCCAAGTCAACAGCAATATAATACCTACCATCAGAAGGTTCTTCATCATCTAAATGTATCCATTCCTCTTTAAATATATCTCTACTAGCTGCTTCAAATGAAGCTAAAAATTCTTGTCTAAATGCAAAAGAACTCATAGAGGTTTTTGCAGCTTCTATTTCACTAGCAGGTATAAGAGGATTATCATATGATGAATAATGAAATCCTGCCCATTGCTTATCTTTTCCACTCTCTGCAAATGTATATAATTCGTAGAAGTGGTTACGTCCTTTAGGAGTACCAATAAATAGTGCTCCACCTTGTACATCAGCTAATGCAGGACGTAGTATTTGTTCCCATACATTAGGTTTAATGTCAGCATATTCGTCAATAACACAAAATGCTAAGCCTACACCCCTAAGAGTGTCAGGTCTATCTGCACCTTTTAAGTAAATTTTACGTCCATTTACTAGAGTGAGTACAGAAGTATTCTCATGAGCAGATTTAATTACCTCATGCCCTAATTCTTTTAGTAGTCCCCACAAAATATCTTTTGCTTGTTGATATGTAGGTGCTACATAAAATACATCTTTACTTGTACTTTTTAATGCTTCTATTAAAAGCATCCACGCAGCCAAACGAGATTTTCCAAAACGCCTACCTGCAGCTACTATACGGAATCTAGTTGTATCGTTAAATACTTCTAGCTGCTTTTCATGCAGCTTTACTTGTAAGTTAGCCATTATTCTTTTATTTCTGTAAATTCACCATCTATTTCTTCATCTTCTTTAGAAGAAATAACAGTTTCACCAACACCCATAATTTGTATATTGATTGAATTGTTCTTACTTTTCATTTTAGTAAGGTAATCTGCAGGAACAACTCTATCCATAACTATTTTAAGACAAGCCATCTGGTCTTCGTCTTCATCATTCAAAGCTTTATCTAAAACTTTCTGAACAATGTATTTACTTTTACGACCAAGCATCTCAGCAAGTACCTCTTGGCTACGAGCTTTTTTACTTTGAGGAAGTATAGCTTTTTTATTAATTGAGCTTTGTATAGGAGGTAATCCTTCTTCCTTACGTTTTTTATTTTGGTTTTTTATAGATGGGCGACCTGCACCAGGGCGTTTACCCCCTCGACCGTCTTTCTTCTTAGGTGCATCCACTTTGTCTATTTCAATAGAAATTTCTTCACTCATATAATAATTATACCACAACTCTTGACAAAAGTCAAGGACTATGTTATAGAAGTAAAGAAAGTTTAATTATTTTAAAGAAAGGTATTTACAAATGATTAAAAATATGATATAATATTTATATAATTAATAATTAATTAAAAAGTTTTTTAACAAAAAAAAACTTTTTTAATAATAAAAAAGCCTTCTGTTTAGGGAAGGCTTTTTATAATGTATTTATCTAATCAATGCGGAGGGTGGCAAACCACCTGACGCAAAATGTCAAGTGTTTTTTTAACTATTTTCCCCCATTTACCCTCTGATATATTTAGTGTGGTACATATGCATATTTACAAATACAAATACACACCCCCCCCTATCAATTTATACGTCATAAGTAAAATAAATCACGTGATAAGTAAAACAAATCAATATAAGCTTGACAGATGAATGTATTTGTGCGGGTGCACATAACCAACCATAAGCACATAAATCAATTAATGTCAAGTGATTAATTTTATTATATTTTTTTGGAAAATTAGAGGTTTTTAAATCAAATGAATATATCAATAAAATAGATAAGTATATCTATAAAATAGATAAGCACAGCATTGGTGCATAACTATTCAAATAGTGCACTAAAAGAGTGCATTCATATTAGCTCTCTGTGACACTTTCTCAATGGTCGCAATGCTATCCTATCAAAAACCCTGGTAATCTCTCTGTGCGTTTCCTAGCTACCTTCATGGCGGTGTTGTAAATATATACTCAATTGCTCAATAAACATATAAATATTATTTATTTTAAGGGGAAAACCCTGTATCTATGCACCTTTCAAAGCTGATAAGTAATTTAAATCACATATTTACAATTAATTTATATATAGGGGTTGCAATGTTTAAAAAAATCATTAATATAATAGATAAGTCACGGGTAATAAGACTTTTGTAAAATACTTAGGCGGTCGGCATTCCATGGAATGCTAGTTGATTTAGCCCAATAAGAGATAAAACCGTGACAGGCAAAGCAAATAGCCTTGAATAGATGTGACGTTATATGCCATGGCATGACTAGCATTGACAAGATACTGAGAAATAGCTGAGCCGTGAAACCTAGACAGGGTTTCGGGTCATAAGACTGATTAAATAATTGTAAGATTACATCATTGTTGTGTATGGAATAGCGGAGCAATGCTATTACCTAGGTTTGGAATAATAAAGTTTTCTTTGAGGTACTTTTATTTAATTTGTCTTATTACTTAAATGACATTTTTTCAAGTGTCATTCAAGTAGTAAGATTTTAATTTTATGATAAGGGGTTTTTATGAACTATCCAAAATATGAAGATTTAAGGCGTACTGCTGTACGTCATTATAATGATAATAATTTTTGCACAGTAGTTGCGGTTGCGTCTGTAACTGGCATGTCATTTGGCAAGGCTAGAATCAAAATGCAAAAAGCGGGGAGACCACATAGAAAAGGTGCTTATAATTATCAATACTATGAGGTCATAAAAAGACGGGGTTATAGATTAGAAAGAATAATAGGCTTTGAAGGTCACCACGTTAGAACCATGGGCAAAAAATTAAAAGGTAAAGGAAACTTTTTAGTTCAGGTCCAAGGGCATGTCTTAGCGGTCATGGACGGCGTTATAAATGATTGGGCGGTTGATAGTTGCAGACGTGTTAAAACCGTCTATAAAGTAATAAAAGACTAACTGATGAGAGGTTTAATACCCGAAAACGTCACATAGGAGGGGTGGCGTTCTTAGTCAATAATTTAAAAGGGGTACAAAATGAATAAAGAAAGAATTAATTTAAGTGCTTTTAAAGATGGCGTAGCAGATGGTTTGCTAGAGGGTAATAGGGCAGTTCAACACCCTGACATATATTCCTATAAACAGGGGTATGACTTTGGTTTATCAATGTATAACAGATTAAATGATTATGAGGAGATACAAAAATGACCATATTTAGTTGCTCTGATGATGACCTCAATGGTCGAAACCGTAGAGATACGGTCAGCAACAAAAGAATTTGACAAAATTAACTTATAATAGTAAAGTAATATTTTAAAAACTTAAAGGGGAATAACATGGAAAAATATAACGGGTGGAAAAATAAAGCGTCTTGGAACGTGGCATTATGGCTTAATAATGATGAGACATTACATTTTTACACAAGAGTTGCATTAAAAAACTATAATACCGTTCATGACAGTATTAATGTTTTTATCAAGTTTGTTACAGACGCAGGAATTACTCACACAGAAGACGGGTACGAGTTAAATTATGAAAATTTAGTTGAATATTTTTGTAATGAATTTGACGAGATGAAAGATGAAGTATATAAATCAAGATTAGAAAGGGAGGGAGCATAATGGAAGACTTAATTTTATATCTATGTGTATGGTTTGCAATCGGGCTTATTGGTTCGGTTGCTTGTGTTGTTGAATATATAATTACAAAGGAGAAATAAAAAATGATAGAAAAAGAACTTGACATTCAAGAAACTTTATTAGAAAATGATGACATAGAGCTATTAAATTATTTAGCTCAATTAGAAAATGAATTTAACTTTAAACAAGGAGAAAAATAAATGAAAGATAAATTAATAAAACAAAAAGAGGCAGAGCTAATGCATGTTTATGCTGAAAATAATTTAAACCCTCAATTAAGTTATAACTCACCTGATGCACTAAATGCAATCAGACTACAAAAAGAAATATTTAAACTAAAATTTGGAGAAAAATAATGAATACTATATTTTATGACGGTGACAGAGTAAAATTAAAGCCTGAGTATGAAGAAAACAGAAATGAGGTTTTTACGGTCGAGCAATCTGACGAGCAACGAAAGTGCTGGATAGCTGACGAAGATGGAAGAGGGTGGTATTGTTACTTTGACCAATTAGAAAAAATAGGAGAATGAAGATGAGTGATTTATTTGAAGTACAGACATACATAGAAGAGCAGGGATGGCTTAACACTTGGGAGACTCATTATAATAGTGTTAAGGAGGCGGTGGAGGCTATTGACGAGCATATCCAAATGAGTGAGGACAGTAGTATAGATATAGCTAGAGAGACATTTAGAATCCGCAAATTAGATTTATTAAAGGAGAGCTAAAATGATAAATAACATTTCATTAGTTTTAGTTGGGGTAGCTATTGCCTGGATAGTTGCCTTGGTTTTTACAATGTTACAGGTAGACAAAAAATTATATCATTGTCACGGTAAGAACTTTGTTTTAATGGAGACTGTGATAGATGGAAGTAGTATTTATGTTAAGACCAAACCCGAAAGGTTTTGTATAGACATAAGAGATGTTAAAGAAAGGAAAAAGAAATGAATAGACTTACGAAACTATTTTACCCTAAACAAAAATTGTTAAATAATTTTAAAGTAAAATCACGTAAAAAGTTTTTACTTGACAATTCAAAAATTATAGGGTATGGTAGCAATCAGAGTGTTTATAAATCATTCGATTCAACAATTTATATAGGAGACTGACATGAAACGATTTAAGATTTTTAGTAGTGAAACAATACTTTACGAAACAGAAATAGAGGCAAGGACAGAGGCAGACGCTTGGTTAAAATTTGAATTAAACGAAGGTCATGACGAAGTTGACAGGCTAGGCTTTCAAACTGATGATATAAAGGAGATAGTACAATGAATAAGTATAAAGTAACATACATAGAAACAATAGTAAGGGAAGTGGATATTGTCGCACCTGATAGCTCTGAGGTACAGAAAAGATTTGACGAAGGGAACTTTCCTTTTACAGAGGGCAAAGAGGTAAACGCTGATATACATGTACATTCTATTAGAGAGAAAGAAACTATTAAATATGACTTAAGTCAAGGAGACCCATTATGAACGAGAAACAATCAGGAGATTATTTCGGAGACGAAGACGAGATAGAGGCAGAACGTTGGAAAATAGAAGAGAATGACCCTAGACATGAACGTAACGCTGATGATGAGGAGGACGAAGATGAATCCCTATAAATATTGGAGTACAAAAAAGCTTAAACTATTATTAAACGAACTATCATGGAGAGAAAAAAATGTAGCAACGGGGGTATCTGACATTGAATTTAAACTTAGCATTGAGGATATTTTATTTAAGAGGGAGGTAGCGTGATGGAATTTGATACTGATTTACTGGACGAGTATTGCCAAAATACATTTGGTCATAGCAATTGGGAGTTTGTTGAAACCAAGCCTGACTATTTAATTGTGAAGTTTAACAAAGAACCATTACAGGAGGACGAAGATGAATTCTAAAAAAGTAAAAGAAATAGCTGAGTGGATAGTTTGGTGTGCCAAAGAAAATTGTGACAAATGGGGTGAGTCTTACTCTAATACTTATGAGGCTTTATCAAAGAGTCATGATTCAACATATATGGAAGATGAGAAGGACATGATAGAAGAGATGGGTTTTACTAAAGATGAGATTATTAAAGCCTGGGATTATTTACT